CGAATTCACCGCTTCCGAGAACGCGGACCAAGAACTCTACGCCGGTCCAGGTCGCGCTGACCAGTTCGTGACCGACCAACTCGCCTACTTCGTGCGCAATCGCAGAACCTCAAGCCCCTACGGTTACAGCTCAGTCGAACAGTGCATTCCGGCTGCGACCCTCTACCTCGAGCGTCAGAACTGGATGCGTGACGAGTTCCAGGCTGGATCCACACCCAAGACGTGGATGCGCACCAACTCGCAGGAAATGGACCACCTCAAACTCGCAGCCTTCGAGCGTGTCCTCAACGACAAACTCACCGGAACTTCCAGCGAGCGTCACCGCGTCAAAGTTCTTCCCGATGGTTTCGACCCAGTGGCCATGCCCCAAATCGACGCCAACTATAAAGCCGACTACGACGACTTCATCATCAAGCGCATCGCTTCCTGCTTCGGTGTCTCACCACAGCAACTCGGCGTCATGCCTCGAGGTGGAATGGGGTCGAACAAGAACGGTGCAGACGGTGAAGCCGACAACGCCGAAACCGTGTCCAAGAAGCCGATGGAGAACTTCATCATCGAGGTCATCAACTCCCTGAGCCGTCGCTTCCTCGGAGCCGACAAGAACATCACCTTCGTGCTCAACGATGACCAGTCCGCGACCAACGAAGAAGCCCGAGCCAAGACCTTCCAGATTGCCCTCGCCTCCGGTCAGTTGACCCTGAACGACGTGCGTGGCGAAATCGGGATGCCCCTCTACGACGATCCTTCCGCCGACGAGCCCTACGCCATGACCGCCAACGGCCCCGTCTATTTCCGTGGCACGATGGCAACCGATGGTGCAGGCGAGACTACCGTTCAGACAGCCCCAGAAGCCGATTCTGCGCCCTCGGAGCCACCGCTCGACGTATCGCCTGCCAAAGACGAAATTGCTGCAGAACAGGTCGCATTCAAGAAGTTCCTATCCAAGCGCGTCAAGGCTGGAAAATGGCGCGACTTCGAGTTTGTCTACGTTGCCCCCGACTTGGCTGAACAACTGAACGAGCAAGGTCGGACTTTGGTCAAGGGGACCGATACCCCAAAAGCACCTGGGGCTACTAGACCCCATTTCAGCGAACTACCTGGACACGACGCCAAGCAAGAAATCGCCGACTACTACGCGCCGATTATCCGCAAGGCCCTCGCAGTCACCGGAGTAGCGCAGGCCATCACTCAAGCCATGAGCGCACTCAAGGCCGCGAAGCCCGAGGACAAGGCTGCCGCTCGAATGGCAGTCACCCACAACGTCAAGATGGACAAGCCAGCCCTACTCAAGGCAGTCAAGGACCTCTACGGAGACGCCGGACTTCGAGGCACGAAGTTAGCAATGGATCAACTCGGGGGTGCAGCCAAACTCGGCTCCGGCATCAACGGACTGGTCGGTGGCATCAACTGGGACAAATGGACACCTGGACACCCCGAAGCGGCGCTGAAAGTCGCTGACGGTGGACTCGAGACCATTCTGCGAAACGCCAACGTCATGATTCACGGCATCGAGCAGACCACTCTCCGGCGCATCGGCGACATTATCGCTGAGGGCTTGGCTGTCGGCGCGACTGCATCGGAAATTGGAACCAACGTCGACGATGTCCTCGAGGACCCATTTCGCTCGGACATGATTGCCTTAACCGAGACCCAGCGAGCCTTCAACGCTTCGTCGATGGACCAGTACCAATTAGCGGACCTGCCTGGCTTCACATGGATCGCCTACGAAGGAGCCTGCCCCGAGTGTCTCGACCTCGAGGGTGACCACTCGTTCGGCGATGACTACCCACCAGCTCACCCCAACTGTCGCTGTGCCATTGTCGGCATGGCTACCGAATATTCCACGGAGGAATAAATGTCTGAAATCACCCATGCCTACGTCGGAGACCTCATTGCCAAGCGCGGAGAGGACGGCTTCCTTCGCGTGAAGGGAATCGCCACCGACGCGACCCTCGACCTCGACGAGCAAATCTGTGACCCCGAATGGCTCAAGACCGCCATGCCCAAGTGGATGGAAGTCGGCAACGTCAGGGAGATGCACCAGAGCAAGGCAGTCGGCAAGGCTACGGAGATGTCCACAAAGGGTTCCGGCTACGCAGTCGAAGCCAAGATTGTCGACAAGGACGCGGCCATGAAGGTCGAAGAAGGCATCTACACCGGTTTCAGCATTGGCATCAAGGGCGCTCGAGTCGTGAAGGACGCATCGGCCCCTGGTGGCAGAATCATCTCGGGGACCATCGTGGAACTGTCGCTCGTCGATCGTCCGGCCAATCCTTCTGCAGTAATCGAAATCGCTAAGTCAGTTGACGGCGAATTAGTGAAAGGGTCAGCCGTGACTGACGTGGAAAAAGAAATTAGCCAGGACATGGTCCAGGTAGAACAGCCGTTTGCAGTTGACCTCGCAATTTACGCAGGCCACCAAGTCTGCAACTCATGCTTCGGAACCGGAGCCAAGACCAACACGCCCCACGGCGAGCACGTCGACTGCGGAGTCTGCCTCGGTTCGGGCGTGGAGCCTTCCGGCCGCTCGGAGAACATCGAGCAGAACAGCCCCAGCATCCAGACCGCTTTCGACAACCGTGACATCAAGGGAACCGAAGCCGAACTCGAGAAGGACTACTCCGACTCCGCTCGCATGGACATGGCCGAGTCCGGTCAAGCGATGCCTAACGGTGGATTCCCCATCAAGACCGTCAAGGACCTGAAGAACGCCATCCAGTCCGTAGGTCGTGCGAAGGATCGCGCTGCTGCCGTGGCTCACATCATCGCTCGAGCGAAAGCCCTCGGCAAAGAGGACCTCATCCCCGACTCGTTCAAGGCCGTCGAACACGACCAAGCAACACTTGACCAGGTACGCGCCGGACTCATCGCCCTGATGAAGGCAGAGCTCGACGAAATGCTCGCTGGAACCGAAGATGAAATCTGTGACGTGCAGGAACTTCTCTGCTCGCTTCAGATGTTCATGAACTGGTGGGACGGCGAATCGGACGAGGGCGAAACTGTCGCTCCGTACACCGAAGAAGAATCAAACGAGACTCCCGAAGGAGATGACTACATGGCTTACGTTGGACTAGGCGTTAGCGCCGATCTCATCAAATCCGCAAGTGCAACTGACGCGACCGACTCGGTACGCGACGAACTGCGCTCAGAAATCGTGAAGGCCCTCGGGCTCGAAACGGAAATCGCCACCTACAAGGCGGCCCTCACCAAGCAGGAGGAGGACATCAACGTCCTCAAGGCTGCGCTGGACGAGGTTCGCGAGATGGCTGCACCAGGGGGACCAGTCCTCCGTCAGACCGGAGCCCAGTCAAACAAGACTGCTCAGGTCACCGCCTTGCAGGTCGAGGCAGAACGCCGCCGACTTCTTGCTTCACAAATCACCGACCCCGACCTTCGGAACCAGTACCTCGACGCGGCTCGCCGTCTCGACGCACAGGCTTCGCAGTTCTAAGTCACCACAACTACTAACGAAAGGTAGAGAGACATGGCATACGCCGCTCCCTCCATTGACCAGCTATTCGGCGGACTTCCTGCTGAACAGCGCGTCGAACGCTTCGAGGCTTACAAAGCAGCCTTGAGCGCAGTCCAAACCCGTACCCTGAACAAGGCCGCTCGTGGGGAATTGTCCTTCGAGCGCTCACGCGGAATTATCGAGACGCCTTCGCTGTCCGACCGCGTTGCAGACTTTCAGAACGACATCAGCAAGAGCTTGTCCGGCGATCAGTTGTCCGCCGTTACGTCAGCTCTCGCCAACATCGACAAGTCCAACGCCCCCTGGTCACTGACCTCGCCGTTGAACAACTCGACCTCAGGCGTCACTGGTCTAGTTCCGTACAACCTCGATCCAGTTCTGTCCTACCTAGTCCCGAAGGAATTGTTGCTCCGCAACTCAATCCCTCGCATGGCTGCGCAGGGTCAGGCTTTCGAGTTCCGTCGCATCACTGGTCTGTCCAACGCTGGTGTCGGTGGTGTCGCTAACCTGAACACCTTCTTCAACTCGACCAGTGCTTCGACCTCGTTCGGTGGCATTACGCTCAACCGTCCGACCACGATTCAGTACGCGGCCGACAAGATTGTGAAGTCCTTCGTCGAACAGGGTGTGTCTGACTCCGTCAGTATGCAGGCCGAGTTCGCCGGTAAGGGTTACACGGATCTCCGTCAACTCAGCCACACATCGTTGCTGTACGCAACCATGCTCGGCGAGGAGCGCAACATGCTCAACGCTCGTTCGACGGCTCTGTCGATTTCGGGACTGGCGTTCACGGCTGTCGCTGACACCACCGGAACCGGTATCACGGTCGGAACCGCCTCGACGGTTTGCGTGGTCACCCTGTCATCCTCGTTCGGTGAGACCGCTCCGATTAGTGCTGGATCCGTCACGACCGTTTCTGGTCAGGGCGTTAAGGTCACTTACACCGGAACGCTTCCTTCAGGAACGCTCGCCATCAACATCTACGCCACGACTTCGACTCCGAACGTCTACAAGGCCACTTCGTACAACGTCGCTTCGGCTTCGTTGCTCGGTCTGACCTTCGCGACCAGCACTGCTGCTGCCGCGACTGACGGTTCGTTCTCGGCGCTCGCCTACGATGGTTTCGTCAGCACCCTGACGGACACCACGCAGTCGGGTTACGTCAAGGCCCTCAACGGTGCGCTTAGCACTTCTGAGCCTGGCGCTGAGTTCCAGGACGCTTTCGTGTCACTGTGGAACTCCTCGATGGCTGACCCCGATGTTGTCTACACCACGGCTGCGATTCGTCGCTCGTTGGCGAAGTCAATCCAGAACAACGCGAGCACTGCCGCCTACCGTCTGAACTACCAGACCGGTTCCGACGGCGTGGTTCTCGGTTCAATGGTGCAAGGAATCCAGAACGAAGCCACGGGCAAGTTCGTCGATTTCGAGACGCACCGTTTCGCCCCCGTTGGCACTGCCATCATCCACAGCAAGCAGTTGCCGTTCCCCGACTCAGGTGTGAGCAACACCGTCGAGGTTCACAACGTTGTTGACACGATGGTGCTCGAATGGCCCCAAATCGGTTTCACGTACGACGTTTCTTCGTACATCTACGGATCACTGGCCTTCCGCGCTCCGGCGTGGTCGGGTTGCATCACCAACATCATCGCCTCGTAATAGGCATGGTTCGCTAAGCCTTCGGGCCTAGCACCTGGGGATTGAGTCGGGCAGGGAGTTTCCCTTCCCCCTGCCCGACTCTCCCTTCTTTCGCTAAAGGGAAATTATGAAATTGTTCTACGCAGTCAAGGGCGTGGTCATCGACCAAGCCTCGCAATTGTTACTCGCATTCTTGTCGCATCCCTATGCGCCAATCGTCTACACATCGAAGGAACGAAAGTGCGACTAGTCGGCTCCGATAGGGCATTAACTTCCATCCAAGTCAACGAGGGCAAAGTAATCCCTCGCCACAAGGACGGCACGTTTCACGTCGACGGTGTGAACGCTCGCTCCCTCGTCAAGTCAGGAGACTTCGCTGTGGCTGGTATCACATTCCGCAACGCGCTGGGTTACGTCTGCACTTGTGGCTGTAAGTTCGTCTCGCTGTACCGCAACTCCTGCGCCAAGTGCGAATGCACCGAACTACTTCCTGAGGAACAATAAATGGTCATCGCCCCCTACGTTCTCTCCGAAGGCACTCGAAGCCCCTACGTCACCGTCGAGGAAGTTCTAGCCTCACCAACCGCCAGCGCCATCGACTTCTCCAACCTCATCGAGAACGGATCCGATGCAGTCCAGCGTCGAGCTCTCAAGGAGCTCATCGTTCGTGCTTCGGCGAAGGCGGACAACTACTGCCTCGGTGCTCTCGGTACGCTCTGCGCTTCAGTCAACACGGAGAACGGACGCACCCGACCCAACCGTCTAGGTGAGTTCATCATCCACCCCGAGTTCTGGCCCATCCTCGAAGTGCAGTCTTTCGCAGCCGGTTCACTACCTGGCGCAGGAATGGACGTTGCCACGCTCAGCGCCAACAACTGCGAAATCGAGCGTCACCAGTTCGTTGTCACGAACGCTATGGGCCTGAGTCGCATCACCTCCATCGGATCGCTGAACGCCCTCGGTGGCGCGTATGGGACCAACGTCGAGTGTTTCGTGCAGTACACCTACGTCAACGGTTTCGCCAACACCTTCCTCAACGCCAACGCCGCAGCCGGTTCTACCTCGCTGGTCGTGCAAAGCGCCATCGGCATCTACGCCGGAATGACCATGACTATCTGGGACGGCATCAACGACGAGTCGGTCGTGGTGTCCTCGAGTTACGACAACGCTTCCCTCACGGTTCCACTCGCCTCGGCTACGCAGTACGCCCACGGTTCCGGCTGCAACTTCTCCTCGCTTCCTGCCAGCGTCAAGCAAGCCGTGATTCACTTCGTGGTCGCTATGGTCAAGCAACGAGGTCAGGGTGGACTGGTGCTCACCGAAATGGGCCAGCCGGTCGCAGTCTCTGGAACTTCGGTGACCAACGCTTCCGACGATGCTGAAGGCAAAGAACTGCTCGACACCTTCAAGCAGGTCTGGGGTCGCAACTAATGTCACGCGCCACAGTCCGAGCGCAGATTGCCTCGTACCTAAGTGGTGCTGGGATTACCTACCTCTCGACCGTCAAACCCTTCCCTGCGAAGTTCACTCCCGAGATGGAGTTTTACGCCGGAGAGGACCCTGGTCACAGCTCAGGCGCAATCGTCTACATCTACTTCGCCAGCCAAATCGAGGACCGCATCGCTCTCGGTGGTACGCACTCCGGTCGCAAATCCGTCGAATACGAAGTCGTGCTGGACTGTTTCATGCGATCGACGCACCGCAAGTCCGAGGACGCCGGAGCCGACAGTGAAGCCTTCCTCGACTCGCTGGTCAACGCCATACGTGCCGACCGCAACGCAGGCAACGCGCAAATCATCTTCCAGTGGGGTGAGGGAACCTTCCCTGGCTCGCCGGACATCAACGTCACGTCTTACTACCCACGCTCGCTCGCTGGGTCCGCAATGACCACCCAGACCTACTCGCAAATCCGCGTGACGGTTGTCGAAATCATCAACGCTTAAGGAGCACTCATGGCTATCTACAAGTTCATCGGCGAAACGCCCCTCGTTTTCACATGGGCTCAGAATCCCGACGGTTCGACTCTGCTCGCTGAGCCTGGCGAATCCTACGAATTGCTCGTGGACCCCAAATCTGAACTTCTGGTCGCAATCGCTGACGCTGTGGCTTCAGTTGCAAGCGTCCCAGAAGCCCCTCAGAGCGCCCCAGAAGCCCCTGTAGCGCCGTCTAACTAGTCCGCAGTACAAACCCCTACCAATAAGGAGAACAGCCTCATGGCTTTCATGTCCGCCAATAGTTACCTCGGGCTCGCGCTCGAGACCAGCAAAGGAACCGCCGCTTCCGGAACCTTCACCTACATTCCGGTGTCGGCTCCGCAGGTCACTCCGGTGCTGGCGTGGCTCCGTGATGAGGCCCTGCGTGGATCGCCGGTCGCTCTCTACGACCAGATTCCAGGAGTGCGTCACGACGAGGTCGACTTCAAGACGTATATGTACGCCGACTCGTTCCCCTTGTTGCTCATCTCGGTTCTCGGACCCGACGTAGCGACCGGTTCGACCATTTACACCCACACAATCGGACTTCAGAACAACTCCACTGGCTCACAGCCTGCCTCGGTGACCATCAACTCTTTCGACGGTGGAAACGCCTTCCAAATCTCTGGTGCTCAAGCTCAGTCCCTCGACGTGACCTTCGGTGCTGACAAGGCCGTCGAAGCGACCATCAAGTACCTCGGACAGCCGTGGACCACTCCGACCCCTAGCAACTCACCTGGCACGGAAGCGCTCATTCCAGGCTGGAACACCGCCATCACCATCGGCTCGACAAACCAGGGTGGTGGCACAAGCCCCACCGCCAACTGGACGAACATCATGGACGGCAACATCAAGATTGACCGCAAGACGGCTCCCATCTTCACCGCCGGAACGCAGGGTCCCCACACGACCTTCGCCGGACCGTGTGACGTGAGTGGTGCTTTCACGGTGGTGGTCGAAGCCAGCGATCCGTTCTCTATCGGTGGAAGCGCCTACGCCCTTTATCGAGCCGGTGCTAATATCCCGATGACGCTGACCTTCACGGACCCTGCCGACATCACTTCAGCCACGAACCACTCGGTCAAGTACCAGATGAGCGACGTGCAGTTCCACGATGTCAAGCGCTCGGTCGGCAAGGACTACGTTGAACTCACGGTAACATTCGACGCACAGGCCAACACGACGGACGCCGCCAACGGTGGTTACTCACCAGTGAAGGCAATCGTCAAGAACGCCACTTCCAGTTACGTCGCTTCTTAATCCAACCAACAAAGGGAACCATGCCAGCAATCGAACTACCAAACGGACAGTCAGCGATCCTATTCAGCAAGGACGAAATCAGCGAGCGCACAGCTCGTCGAATCTCCGGCTCGTACCTGAAAGCCGCGGCAATCGGTGGCAAAATGGTCGAAGAAAATGTTGACCTATCGGACTCCCAGCAGGTAGTCAATGCAATGGCCCACATGACCGACGAAGAACGCGCCGACCTGAGTGGTTTCGACGCTGCCGTCATTGTTGGCATGGTTCGCTCGTGGACGCTGGGTGACCTGCCGACCGCCGAGACCGTCCTCGACTTGCCTCAGAACATCTTCCGAGCGCTGGCAAAGGCTTCCTCGGACGAGTTCAACCGTGTCGAGGAGTTCGGCCCAGACGGAGCCATCGACCCAAAAGCGCCTACCGGCGTCTAGGTCGGTTACGCAACGTCCTCAGGGGTGATTCCGGCGAGGACATGGACTACGCCCTGGCGAAGATGGTTCAGGAATACGAGTACCGTCAACTGTTCCACATCACCCATGACCAGTACCTCGACGAACCGTCATCGCTAATCAGGTGGATGATTGCCATCAACAAAACATTCAGAGAGGCCGCTAATGGGTGACCTGAAAATTATCGTTAAAGGCGTGACCGGCGTCAATGAAGGATTGCTAAGAATTGTTGCCAACGTGGATCGAGCCAACGAGCGCATCGTCCGCAAGGGTGGAACCGTCATCGCTCGCAACGCCAAGAAGGAGTTCAAGCCTCGACCCCTCGGGTCTATGCGCACGAGCAAATCCGGAAAGGTCTACTACACCTCGAAGCCACCCTACGCTCCGAAGTTACCCACGCCGACCAGTCGCTCCGGCAACCTGCGCGACTCCATCACCACCGAGACTCGACGAGTCGGTCCTGGCATATGGATGAGCACCACCGGACCCACGATGATTTACGGTCGCAGGGTCGAACTGGGCGGAGGGAAGAACCGAGCGTTCCCCTACCTCGCACCTGGCTTTAAGAAGTCCAAAGAAGAGCTCGAAGTAATCTACAAAAAGGAGTGGGCTGAGGCCCTGGCATAATGGCTGATTTCCTTCCCCCTGTAGTCGTAGAACTTCTGGCCGACGGTCGCGAGTTCAAGAAAACCTTCACCGAAGCAGGCGTCAAGGTCAAAGAGTTCCAAGCGGAAACAACTGGACTCGGCTCGGCTATGGGCGCACTCGGCAAGAGCGCAGCCATCGGAATCGGCGTGGTCGCTGTAGGTGCTCTCGCTGCTGGTGTCAAGATGGCTATGGAATATTCCAAGTCCCTTGAAGCCATCAAGAACCAATCCGGCGCAACCAAAGCGGAAGTCGACCGCCTCAAGACGCAGATACTCGCCACGTCCTCGGCAGTTGCAATCTCGAACGCCGAAGTAGCAAGCGCTTACCTCCAGGTCGAAAAGGCTGGCTACCGCGCAGCCAAAGCCGACGATGCTGTCACCGCAGCCGGACAAGCCGCATGGATCACTGGTGGCAAAATCGCCGACATCACCAAGACCATCATTTCTGTCCAAACCCTTCAGTCCGCAAAAGGGATGGACGTGGCGTCGGTCACCGACCTCATCGTCAACGCCAACAAGTCGCACATCGGTTCACTCGACACCCTGACCGCAGCTCTTTCGGGCAAGGTCGGCGCAGCTCTCGCCATGCACAACGTCGGATTAACGGAGTCGCTGGCAGTCACCGACGAACTGTCGAAGGCTGGCTACGCCAACTCTCGAGCGATGGTGTCATTCGCCAACGCCATCGGCAAGGCGCAGGATCCGACCAAAGCGCAACTTCAGCAGATGCAGGCGTTGCACATCAGTTCGACCAACCTCAAGACCCTGCTCGCCCAGCCGAACGGCCTCATCGCTGCCGTCAATTACCTCGGGCAAGTCTCGCGCACCACCGGAGAATCGGCTGGACAACTCGCTACCGCCGTGTTCGGACCTTCTGCCGCTAGTGGTGCTGCCGTCCTTATCAAGAACGCGCAAGAAGTAGCCAAGACTTACACCGCCCTCGGTGGCTCAGCGAAAGACCTTAAGGCTCAGTTCGCCGACATTCAAGGGACCACCGAGTTCAAAATGGCGAAACTCACGACCGACCTACACAACGCCCTGACGCAACTCGGGCTGACTGCGCTTCCCCTCGTCACCAAAGCAGTCGGTGGGTTAGACAAAGCATTGCTCTCAGTCCAAGATTATTTCACAACTGGCGAAGGCGCGTACCTTATCCAGATAATCACGGGTCATGGACCAAAGGGCAAACCACAAGGTCGCATGGCTGGCGTCGGTGGGTTTGTTGAAACCGTCATAACAAACAATCAACTAAATCCGATTACATTGCCTGGACTAAAAAACTCGGACTTTGCCAACAACCCAGGGGGTCGAGTCAATCTAAGGGGCAGTTACGAAGTTCCTGTCACCGTCAACATTCGAGCAGGCAAATAGTCATGGCTGACGCAATGATCCCAAGTTCCATCGAAAGCCTGAACATCAACATCGACATCAACGCCATAGCCTCGGCCCTGCTCGCCAACCCTGGCTTCATTGACGCTGTTACTCGCAAGGTACGCACCGAGCTCACAAAAGACGCTCGCGGA